GCTGCCTTCTTGACCATGCTGATTGCTGACTGTATGCCAGCTAGTGCTGTGATGGGGTCAATCATTTTTTCTCAACCTTTTGCCACTCAAGGCATACTACCTTTCGGTTGTAAACATCACCTGTCCATGCCCATCTGACACAACGATATTCAGTTTTTTCTTTACTAGATGCCACCAATGTAAACAACATAGATAGCACCAGTAGCCATTTCACGTCATAGCCCAAACGATGATGTAAAAACACCAGACAACAGTAATACAAAACAAGACTGCGGTAGTAAAAGCCACAGCCCAATCTTTCATTTTTTAATCCAAGTCTGCCAGATAGCACCAGCAGCAATGACTAAACCACCAATCCACAAAACTGGTTGAGCAATAGATGCTATCCAGTTAAGAACCTTTACAGCACCCTTGGCAGCGTCAATAGCTTCTACCAAGTCTTTAGTGTTCTTATCTAGTTGGTCTACCTTAGCTTCAACAGCACATAGACGCTCATAGATTTGCTCGTGGGTGACTTCGTTTGTCATGGTGCGTCAGGCCAAGTAATAGTCCAAGGGAAACCTGTCTGCGTAGTTACATCACGCAAGGCTTGACGATAGGTAGCCCATACTGCTTTGTCAACAGGAGCATCAGCTACTTGTGTCCAATCACAGTCTTTTAGTTTCTCATCCCTTGAAGCACGAACACTCTTAGCCTGTTCAGCATCTTTAGTGGCTTTATAAGCAGTCTCATGCTCAAGGGCTGTGGTTGTTACGCCATCGACAGTAGTATCGGTAAACACAGGGCCAAGGATATATTTGGTGTACCACTTACCATCTACTTGCTCTACACCAGAGGCTTGAGAGTATTGGTAAACAGTACCACCCGTTGCTTGTGGGCCTTCAAAGACTACATCAGCACCCAAAGCTGTTAAGACTTCAGTTGTTGTTATGTCCCATGATGGGCCACCATTGGCTTTTGTGTATGCACGAAATTCACTTTCGTACATTACTTGACCAGTTGAACGTAAACGAATTTGCATGATTGTTCCTTATGCGATTGCCAAGAAGATAAATTTGCCACCAGAGGCATTGATTTCTGCTGGCGCAGTTGAACTAATCTCAAATCCTGCGCTGTATGGGTCAATATAGTCGGTGTTGGTTACTTCTGCTGCTGTGCTGTTTAAAAATAAGTAAGGGTCATTTCCACTTACGATGCCACGAGCAGAGTCCCATACATACCAGTCTCCATCTGCATCGACACACTTGACCATTACAAACCTAGCACCTGCTGTGAAGCCACAGTTAATTTGAAGTGTAGTTCCTGTACCTGTGTAGCTTCCTACTTTGCTTACACCAGCGCACGTTGCAAAGAGATATGTAACAAATAACTCACCCGAACCATTAACCCAATTGTTACCCTGCGACAGCGTTCCAGTATTAAGTGAAGAACCTGTCCCAAACCAGACACTTGTAGTTGGCCAATAATTACCTGTTCCATAGCTGTATCCAGCAGCACGAGCATTTAAAAACCCTAAGTAGTTAGTTGGTGCGGCGGAACATCTAACAATCCAGTTCTTGCTATCGGCATCTCCTATGCCTGTAGCATTTCTGCTTTTAGTAATTGAAAGCTCTGGCACAACTGTCAAATTGTGAGGTATGGCTCTATTGGAAGCTCCATCCCCAGTCCAGCAAACCTCATCAAAGAAGCTAGGGGCACGTCTGAATTGCCAGAACACAAACGGAATAGCAGAGCCAGTAAACCAATCATTGGTAATTTTTTGCACAGAAGTCATTGAAGCAAAGCTGTACGGGTATCCTGTTATCTCCGCCGCCGTGTCGTTTGCCTGAAGATTGCTATCTGGTAGCAAACGGCTATTCCAATAAGTGGAGTATGCTAAATCACTTTTTCTAAAGAACATCAAGTCAACAGGAAAGCCAGCAGACGGTAAAACCGTATTTGTAACGATAGTGGTTGTAGCAACATTAGGGCTAAACACACTCGTACCCACAGTGGGCACTTTCATTGGGCCTCTACGAATGGCTATGTAGATGTGTTGTGTGTTTGCTCCAGTTTGCCCATATTCAAATCCTGTAGCGGTTGGAGTGCCAAACCCGTCACCGCCTTCTGCACTGGATGAATTAGGAGTAAGAAACCTGTCGTTGCCTGACTGTGACCACCCCCGCATTGTGTCAAGCAGTCTCCAAGAATACCCTTCTGCGCTCACTACCTTAGTAATTAAGAATTGAGGCTCGTAGCCAAGGTTAACTGTTGCATAACCAGAACTATCAGCAGTAAACGACCCACACGAAATCACATTGTCCGTACCTGTCAGGCCAAAGCCCCCTGCGTTGTGGGCGAATAGGTAGGCAACGCAAGCGGTTGAGCCTGATTGCAAGTTGTAACTAATTCCAAAGTCGGTAGAAGTTGGGTCAGAAGTTCCCCATCCATCTATAATTGTTCCTACCGCAGCAGTTGATTGCAACCGCAAATACTTATCTCGTCCTAAAGTTCTATGGTATACATACCAATTATCACTCGCTCCTGTTGCTTTAATAATAATGCAACCTGGAACAGAATTAAGAGAATGACTAATTCTTTGGTTTAAAGTAGAGTCTGTTGTAAACGTCACAATATCAAAAAACTTAGGCTGCTTGCGGAATGTCCATGAAGCGTAAGGAATGCTTGTATTGTTCCAGCCTGAACCACCGCTGCCATTGTTTACAGTTGTAAAACCAGTTGCGCCAAAATTTGTTACACCAGCAGAAGCGCCAACCTGTATTTGTCCGCTTAATGAATCGCTAAATAAAGCATTGCGAACACCTCGTGCAGTGTCAAACAAACCATGGGAATCTGTAACTCCAGCAGTACGAGCTTTCAACCAAACTAAACCGCCATTAGTTGATAAATCAATGCCATTGGTAATGGTCTGTGTAGAGCCATTTCCTGTATAAAGATACGTTGAGAACACTTCCTCAATATAGTTAGGAACAACAGGAACACCATTGCCACCAAAACCGTCATAGCTTGCTGCCCCGCTAGTTGCTTGTAATGGCATGGTTTAGGCCTTAAATTGTGTTACTGAAGCAAGAACAGTAAAGGTTGCACTTCCAGTTTTTAGAATTGCGAAGCGGTAACTATCAATGCCACTAGCATTACCCGCAGTTGGCGCACCACCTAACCACCTTGTCGTAACGCCTGATGTAGTGCCATCAACTTGAACAGCAGAGTTATAGTAAGCAGTAGAGCCTTGAGTGACCAAGAAAGCCACAGTCATTGATTGACCTGTAGTCATCAAAGTATTCAATGAAGTACCGCTAGAGGCTCTGAAGTTAACTGTCCAGTTAGCACTTGCGTTACTTGTGTAGTACAAGACAGACTGAGTGGTAATGTCGTAGTTAATCGTGCCAGTAGCCGCAGTTGCAGATACTGTTGCTACCTCTGCTGCATCGTTTAGAACAATGGCTGTTGCAGATGATGTTCCTGTAAAGGTTTGTGTGCCAGTAAAGCTGTTGGCGACATTGACAACAGCAATATTAGCCCCTGCCAAAGTTGATGCACCTGTACCACCATTGGCGATAGGAAGTGTTCCTGTTACACCAGTACCCAAAGGAAGACCTGTAGCATTGGTTAAAACACCACTAGCAGGTGTTCCCAACTGAGGAGTTGTCAGGACAGGGCTTGTCAGGGTCTTGTTTGTCAGGGTTTCTGTGCCTGTCAAAGTAGCAAAGCCACCTGCCGTGAAAGCAGCGTTAGTCCATGTTGAACCTGTCCACACAAACAAATTGCTAGTCGATGTATTCCAGTACAAAGCACCTGTGAGCAAAGCATTGCCATCGTTGTCTACAGTAGGTGCAGTTGACTTGCTTCCTAAGTATCGGTCATCAAAGGCATCGTAAGTGTTAGCGGCATCAGTAGCACTAGCAGCAGCATTTGTTGCGCTTGTAGAGGCGTTTCCTGCGCTTGTAGAGGCATTGGATGCACTCGTTGAAGCGTTAGATGCTGAAGTCGCAGCAGCAGCAGCACTTGTCGCAGCAGATGTTGCACTACCTAAGATGCCATCAACATAAGTCTTAGTAGTAGCGTCTTGGGCATTGGTAGGGTCACCCATGCCAGTAATCTTAGACGTACCCATCGCAATAGCACCCGACATCGTGCCACCAGTAGTCGATAACTTACCACTCAGAGAAGTATCAACTTCAGTCTTTGTGTAAGCATCTGTAATACCATAACCAGAGATAGTCGTAGGATTCGTACCAGAAGTGATACGTCCAAATGCGTCAACAGTTACAGACTTGTATGTACTAGCAGTAACACCAGTTGTAGCCAAGTCAATCTCATCTGCGCTAACAACTATTCGTGCGCTTGAGGCAGTATTCACGTTAAGCGTGTTACCTGTCTTGCTCATGCCAGTACCAGCAACCACCTGACCTGCACCTGAGAATTGAGCAAAGGTAATTGATGTACTACCTAAAGTACCGCTTGTTGGAATAGTACAGATAAAGCCGTTATTGCCGTTAACTGTACCACCCTCAACAAAGGTGTAAGCAGCTACCAATTCAGCGTATGTATCAGCGTCTGTTGTTCTAGTCCATGAACCAGATGCACATAAGTAGATACCATTGTTAGAAGCAGTAGTCTGGTCTTTAACCAATACTCGGTCACCTGCAATAACAGATATACCATCAATGGTCTGTGCGCCAGATAACGTAAGGTTTGCAGTAGAAGCAGCAACCACAGAGGCTTTAGCATCAATACCTTGGGCAATAGCATCTACATAAGACTTGGTTACTGCGTCAGCATCAGCCGTAGGAGTACCAAGACCTGTAATCTTGTTTGTACCCATAGCGATAGCACCAGACATAGTGCCACCAGAGAGATTCAACTTTAAAGCGTCAGCAGTATCTACATAACCTTTGGTAGCAGCGTCTGAAGCATTGGTAGGTGTAGCAAGACCAGTAATCGTTCCTACTGTGCCAGAACTCATATCCAATGTGCCATCAATCGTGACGTTATTGAATGTAGAAGTTCCAGAGGCAGCCGTTACGTTACCAGTAACATTGCCTGTCAGGTTACCTGTGACATTACCTGTTACAGCACCTGTGTGTGTTCCTGTAGTGTTACCAGTTACGTTACCTGTCAAACCACCAACAAAGCCTGTTGAGGCAGTTACTGTTGTTCCTGTGATGGCTTGGGCAGATGAACCACCAATCACCGCACCATTGATAGTTCCACCAGTAATAGTGGCAGACGATGATGTGAGTGGGCCTGACAGACCAGCCGTAGCCGTTAAAGTGCCTGTCAGCGTAGATGTGCCAGTAACAGATAAGTTACCGCCTACAGTTACATTGTCACCAGCAGAACCATCTTGAAAGTTCTTCAACTGAGCCATCAATGTACGAATAGCATTGTTGACCAAAGATGGGGCCATACCCTCCGCTAAGTTAATACTGTTAATGTCAGTATTGTTATTAGCGGTACTACTGTATTCTGAAATCTTGGTCTTTGCCATGTTAGTCCTTGTTAGCGATTAGCCATACCAGTTAAGTCAATTTTTCTTGGTTGTTCGGCTTGATACAACAAATTAAACATTGTTGGATAGTCTATATCTGGCATCCTGTTTTGCACATCAAGAAGACCTTTTGCAACACGACCTGCGCCATAAGCAGCTTCACCCATCAAACGAGGAGATGAAGTAGCCAATGATGCACCTGCAAGTGGAGTTCCAAATAAACTACCAGCCAATAATGCTGTAGGAATAGATGAAGCACCTTGCAAACCACGAGGCGCATAATTGCTTAACGCTTGACCTGCTAATGCTGGCATCATCTGGCGACCACCAGCTTCCTCTAGTTGCTTAACCAAACTCATGCGCTGTCCGTAGTTTGTATTGACATTATTTCGCATGACTGACTGCAATTTACGCATTTGCGTATCTACAGAAGCATTTTTTCCTTGAGATAAAGTTTTTTCAATCTCACGGATAAGGTCAGTAGCCTCTGAATACGCTTGCATTGTCTTAGCGTATGTAGGTGCTTGTTTCTTAATTTCGTTTTTAATGCCGTTGTAAACTTCATTGACAGCAGTTAAAGCAGTCTTTTGCTCAAAAGGAATATCCTCAAGAATTGCACCAACTTTTTGCTTTAGCTTATCAAGACCTTCTGGCGTATGAAACTCAACGGGGTCTAATTGCTTCCAAGCATCAATTTCAGCTTTTGCAGAAGCTAATCTATCAAACGCTTTTTCATTAACTATCTTACCTTTGTAAGTAGTTTTGTTCATAGCGTTATCAATGGCTTTATCAATACCATCAAAAGACAAAACAGTCTTATCTTTGCTTATGCTTGCCATCTCTGTGCGATAAGCATTTTGACGTTGAATAGCCATCTCAGCTAGGTTTTGTTTGGCAGCATCTAAAACTTCAGTTTGTGGAACTTCTCCACGCAAGTTAGCTTTAAATATATCTGCTGTTTCACCACCAGCACGACCCGCTTGATAGGCTTGTCCAATAGCATCAGAACCTGCGCCTGTTTGCATACCAATCAAAGGCTTTAAAGCCTTACCAGTAACATCAGCAGTTTTACCAACAGCACGAGCAGATAACATCAAAGGGTCAACAGCACGAGCAGCAGTAGCTAGTGCAGGTGCAGCCCTAGTAGGCAACATAGCACCGCCAGTAAGCACAGTAGACAGGTCTGCCATAACTCCAGCAGGGTCAGTAGCCAATGCTCGTTTAGCACCTTCTACGCTACCATAACGCTCTACATAATGCTGACCAACTTTAGACGCTAAGTCACGACTTGCTTTGTCTTCGCCTACAGCTTGGACAAGTCGCTCTGGTAATGCGTTCTGCAATATGCCAGCACCAAGGTCTAAAACAGCCTTAGTTGTTTGAATTGGGCTTGTAACGGCTTGATAAATGTCACCAAGCATTGAGCCAACAGAACTAGGAAAGTTTGTTACAGCACCTGTTAAAACTTGCTCAGTAGATAACTTCTGTCCACCAGCAACTCTATCAAGACCAGTAATTTGTTTTCCAGAAAAGTCTTTTGAAGCACGAGCAATCACATCGTCTTTAGTAAGACTTTCTGGTGCATTTCGATAAACATGAGAAGTGCCATCATCAAAGGTTACTGTAATGTCAGCCATGTTTACCACCCACTAGATGTTGCTTGTTGTTTCTTTTTAGGAGGAGTAGTCTCCTTCAAAAGACCCAGACCGAATGTTTTATCTAAGTTTTGCAAAGCCGTTATGTTAGCCTCGTAGCTAAGTTTAGGGTCTGTAGCAGCCTTCAAATACATCTGCATTTCAGCATTTGAGTTCATTTGTGACGCAGACATTCCTGTTGCTTCTTTAATCAAGTTCAACAACAAAGGACGAGTCTGTTCAATTACTTGACGTTGTTCTTGGTTTTTAGTTCCAAGCGCACTACCCATAAATTGACCAACTGCCGATGTTCCCATCTTTGCACCAATGTTTTCACGACCACCAGAAGTTGTGCTAGTAATACCACCACCTTCAAGAAGTGTGTCATAACTTGTTTTTAGTTGACCAACAACATCTGACAATTGTTGTTTAGCTTGATTTTTGGTGTCAATTTTTTCTTGTGCTTTTTCTTGTTTCTGACCAATATTAAAGTCAGCCAACATTCTAGCTGTCGCCTGAGAACCTTGAGATAATGCAGCAGTTTGGGCTTGTGAAAGTTTGAATTGTTCAGATGATTGAATCCTGTTAGACAATTCTGCAAAACGCTTGTCAGCAGTTTCATCATCAATAGCACCACTTGCATAGCTTTTGCTATACCTCTGTGCAGTTGCCCTTAAAGCAGCAGGAACATTCTGGTCATTAGCAAAAATATCAAATGGGTTATCTGCAATTTGTGCAGGTTTTTGACCACCAGCAATAACTTCGGGCTTTTGCGTTATTGGGTTTATCCTGATAAGTTGCTCATTCTTTCCAAGTTTTGTAGTTTCACCTGTCATTGCCTTTTGAGCAGCAACCAACTCAGCCAAAGTCTTGCGTCCTTCAGCAGAACCCATCAATTGAGGAACTACTCTTTGCAAATCAAAGCCACCAGCAGTCATGCCTTCGCCTACTCGCTGACCCATAATGTCCTCACCATAAATCTCTTGAGGCTTGGTTACAGCACCTTGTATGACACCTTGAATACGTTGTTGTTCAGCTAGTTGTTGTTGCTCTAACTTACGCTTACGAATCATGTCAGCCAACTGGACATTCTGTAACTGGCTTTGCAATGTTTCTTGCATACCGCCTTTATAGGCTTGCTGACCCTTCATTAAGCCTTCAGCAATAGACTGTCCTGTATTACCACCTTGGAATAAACGCCCTGCTAGGGCATACAAGGCTTGTGCTTGGGCATCGTCACGATTACGCTGAATGTCAGCAGGTGACATACCGAGCAGACCCATTGTGTCTGCACCGCCTGTACCAAAAATGTCTAATAGTCCAGCCATAATTAGATTCCTAATTGTGCCAAAGTAGCATTAGATGCAGCACCTAATCCACCAACATCAACAAAGTTGCTAGGAGTAGAACCCCAATTAGATAACCAACTTCCAATGTTAGGAGAGCCTAGATTCTTATACAAACCACCACCAACAGCAGCAATACCTAATAAGTTTTGCAATGATGACGTATCAGCAGCACCACTAGCAGTAGACTGTCCAACTCGTCCTAATGGGTTTCCATAGACAAGTGACAGATAGTTCTGCAAGTTCTGTTGGGGCTGGTTTTGCAAGAAGTTAAACTTAGCAATGTCTGCTGCTTGTTGTTGACCTGTATAACCCTCACGGATTTGACCAGCTTGCAACATATTCTGAATGTCTTGGTAATCAGCTTGAGCCATTTGAGGTGCAGCCATCGTAGCTTGTTGCTGACGATTACGCTCATCAGCGTAGTTCTGGTAAGCCAACTGTCCAGCAGTATTAGCCAACTGTTGACCAAATGCGCCTGTGGCTCGGTCTTGCAATGAACCCATAGCACCAGAGCCATAACGACCTGCAAGACTAGCCTTAGATGCAATATCGCCTAAAGTAGTTTGAAACTGAGTCTCAGCAGCTTTAGCAGCAGGTTGGAAAGCACCTTGAAAGAAAGGGTTTCCACCTAAAAAGCCACCAGAAACTGTGTTCTGTAGCTGATTCTGTGCAGACTGAAGTAAGGGATTACCCAAAGAAGCACGAGCCTCTAAAGCCTGTAGACCAGTTTGAGTGGTAGTGCTAGGACTTACATAAGTCTGACCACCATAATACTGTGGGCCACCGCCCTGATAGGCTTGCTGTGCTTGCTGTAAGCCATACGAAAGGTATGGCTGAATTGTTGGGTCAATTGACGATGTGGTAGTGGTAGCCATCTTTTACTCCTAGAGTTTCGGATTCCAAGATGGGTCATCCACGGAATCCATTATACATAAATTATTAAAATCAACCAATAAGTGCATACGCATATTTCATATCAAAGTTATGACTTCCATGAGTTAGCGTAGCCGTTCCTTGACCACGAGCAGACACAAATAAACCTGCAATCTCAGCTGCAGCCTTAAGATTTATTGGACTAAACAGGATTACTGTCGTTGGGCCTATCCTTCTGTCTGTCAATATCGTAGTAGTTGAGGATTGAGTAAGCGTAATTTCGCCTGTGTTATTGGTCTTTCCGTCCATGATGCCACGGACAACTTCAGACACAGCCCTCTGGTCACCACCAAAAGCAGGTAGGCTTCTAAACATCAGCGCACACCCTGACCAGCTACATCAACATCTACAGCAACAGCGTTTTTCCAATCTGCGCCAGTAGGGTTAACTTGGATACGATGGTAACGCCCTGCGCTACGCAAAGAAACCCTGTTCTCTGAGTCAGCAGCTACTGGAGTCCCAAAGGTAACGTCTTGGCTTAACAATGTGCGAGAAGCCACAGCAACTGTTGCTGAACCATTGTCTACCAATGGACGAGCCAAAGTGACCACGGATGGCCCACCAAGGTCAATGTCTCCAGTAGCAATCCTGCCTGACAAGGGCTGACCTGTGTATGTGAAAACCTTTGCGCCTAACGTGCCACCAAGGAAATACTTACCACCCACATAAAGTCTTGAGTCTAAACTTGTTGTCAATGCGTCAATAGATGCGCTAATGCTATCTAACTGCTCTAAAGTTACAGCAGTCGTAGATGCTTCAGACAAGAAGTCAGTACCTGCGTCTGCATAAGTCCATCTCTTTGTGGCAAAGTTGTAAATGATTAGTTTACGATTTCCGTCTGTAGCTACATAGTTCCAAATCACTAATTTACGGATAGGGTCAACAGCGGCAGACATAGAACCATAGTCAGATTCTGATGCGTCATCAATAAAGAATCGGTCAACCTTTTCGCTACCAATTGATTGAACAGTCTGACCATCACACATATAGAAACCATCGTCTGACAGGAAGAACGTAACGCCTTGGTACTGAGCAATAGAACCAGCAACCATACATCCCTTATTACGAGAGATGTTGTCAAACTGGAATATGAACGGAGTGCCTACATAGGTCATTCGGCTAATGGCTCTTTCTAAGAACACCAAGCCAAACTCACCACCTCGGATTCCTACAATCTGTCCACCATCAGGAATATCCTGATAGTCAGACTGAGTGTTTACATTCTCTACCCAATCTGTTTCATCGTTAATTGCAGACCATCTAACACGATACTGTTGTTGTGTTGTCTCAAGCGTATTAGCGCAAACAACAAAGTCACGCACCACAGTAATAAATTTAGCTATCGGTGCAGATGCGCTTAAATTAGCAAAAGACGTAGAAGTTCCTAACGTCCATCCTTGCAAAACATCAGCATTGTTTGTAGTAATTACTCTTTTACCAAACTGAGTAAAACGAACCTTATCGTCAATGCCTGTGGTCATTCCTGTTTTAACTTGAGTCAATGCGCCTACGCCATTTACTGTAAAAATCTTAGATGCGCCAGAGGTAAATAGTTGGGTTGTCGAGTCTGGATTCTTGGCAGCGTACAAAGAAACTAGGTCTTCAGAAGCAGTAGCAGAAAATGCTACAGCACTAGGAAATGGGCCATAACCCACAGCTTGAGAAACAACGTTCTTAGCGTCAGTCAATGCGCCAGAGATACCTGATTGGTCAGGCATCCACTCACCTAGTTGTATTCTTTGTGTAGCCATATCAGATGTATGTAGTTTGCATTGCCAAAGGAACGCCAGAGAATTGACCCTTCTCATCAGAGCGAGTCAATGAACCCATAGCCCTGTCAAACATAGTTCCCCATGTATTGATTCGAGCATCGTTCATCAAGTAAGGCTCGGCTTCAATCAAAGCACCATACAAGAGCAAGTCAGGACAAACAGTCAAGAATGTATTACTTGTATTCGATGTACTCAAGAAAGGAGGCGAAGCAGAATAAACCAAACTCAACGTGTAAGCAAAATCAGGAATAGGTGCTAACTTAAATGTGCTTGCCAAGACTGTGTAGTCCAATGGCTTACCTGCGTCCATGCTTCTTGAGTTACGAGAAAACAAAGATGGAGATTCGTAGTTCAATGGAAAGACAGGATTACCTGCAACCACAAAATCTTTTACTTCCAAGAAGTCAGATGGGATATTAACTGTAGCTGTTCCAGATGTGCAGGTCAAAGATGTAGAAGTCAACATCTGACGAATACGCAAGTCTCTGCGTAAGCGTACTTCTGCCAAACGGATAAAGTCTGGAATCTGAGTCGTTAGGTCTGAACGAGCCAAGTATTCTGCAATAGTTGTCTGTAGTTCAGCATAGGTAGTAAAACTCATACAACTCCTGTTCTGGTGCGCCATGCACGATTCATTGGGTCATTTAACCAAGCAGCAAAACGCTTCTCATCAAGAACAGCAAAGCCACGCATGATTCCAGCTTTGTTCAAGTCATCAATGACTGTCATTGGAATAGATGCAACCTTGTTACCAAACAATTGGTCAGACCATCTTGCTCTCTCGTCATACGAGTTATATTCTTTTTTATTTTGCTCAACAATGTCAGACACATCTTGACGAGTCTGAATAACGATACCACCCTCACCATCAGCGTGAACAGCAGTTTGTCTAAAGTTGTTAGGGTTTTGCATAGCCTAATTCTATCAGTTTGAGTAGAAAAGAAAATGCCCCAGATGTTTAGTCTGAGGCATTTTAGAGTTACACCAGATTAAGGTGTCAAGTCAGCAATGATGCCGTGTGCAGCTTGGTTGCGAACTTCCAAGGTGTACTCAGCCAACAACTGTGTAGATTCATTGTCGCCAGTTACAGCCAACTCATTGGTCTGGAAAGGACGCAGGTAAGCAACAGCAGCCATGTCAGGGTCAAGCACAAATGCTGTCTCGTTACATGAGTTAGTGGAGGTCATAAATCTATTAGGTACTATAGAAATCGCCCCGAAGTCGCTTAAATAAACATCAGCCGCCGACACAATAGTGGTGGGGGTATTGCTAGGGGCCATGAAACGCTGTGCAGCAATACCAGTAAAGGCAGAAACCAACTGCTTGTGAGCAGGGTTAACCATCAATACTTTAGGATTGCCACCAGAGGCGTACACGCTACGAACAACAGTTTGCAACAAGGCTTCTGTGAAAGTGCGGTTAGTACCATCTGTACGAGCAGTTGTGCCCAAGTTACCAGCGACACCAGAAGTACCGCCAGAGTAGTTAGAGTTCAACCATGCTTGCAGACCACCCAATTTACGAGCAGTAGAAGAATCACCATTGGCAGCAACTTGATTGCTCAACAATGTAGTCTCCATGTCCCGCTTAATTTCGCTGCTGGCTTTAGCCAATTGATAGGCTTTTTCAGATTTTCTGCCTGCTTTGTCAACTGACTGCAAAGTGCCAGAAATCTTGACTGTCTTCTGTGCAATCTGAGTGCGGTTACCAACACGAGTAGTTGGAGACATAGTAGCGTCAGATGCTGTTGCACCCTCAACTGCAAAGTTGTCTAAAGTTGCAGCAGCCAAGCTGTCAGTCTGCCACTCGTGCAGAACGGCAGTAGCCTTTGTCTTGCCAATGGAAGACATGAAAGGTGTGTCTGTAGGTGAAATCGAATAGATAACATCTGAGAGGTCTTCACGCATACCGATTGCGGTATATGTTTGATAGGTAGCCATAATTTAATACTCCAAAATTTAAAAGAATCGTTCAAATGCTTTAGCTGCGTCTACGACTTTTCCTGTCTCACGCAACCTCTGCATAACCTGTTTATCTTGTGAAGACCTAGTAACTGGCGCAGAAGCCCCAGAGCGCATCATCTTAGGGGCAGACTGGAGTTTCTTGGTTAACTCTGGTTTGCTCTTTTGAAGTTGCTCATACTTCATTGCCTTATACAAGGTATGCACAGCACGACTGTCATACACAGAACTGAGTTCTTGGTCAGACCAACCTACAGACTTCGCATAGTCACGGATTTGTTTCCGTACCGCATCACCCTGTGGTGTCGCTAACTCAGGAATCAGAGTAACTAGCTTCTCAGATTCTGTTCGTAAGTGCGCTTGCAGTTGGGATTGTTGCTCTGCTTGTTGCTGTTGGGCAATGCGTTGCTGTTCATTCCTGACTACTGCTAACTGTTTCTCACGCTGACTCTGTTCAGCTACCGCTACCGCATAACCGATAGGGTCTGTTTCCTTTAGAACATCTAAGTCCACACCCTTATTTTGTTGCGTAAGGAAGCTATCCAACGCTTGCAACTTCTGGGCATATGCCTGTCGCTCTTGTTTAACCTGCTCTAAATGACTACGTTCAGCTTCAATTGCCTTACGTTGTTCAGCTAAAGCCTGAGACTTTTTAGTGTAATCCGTACCTTGTTGATAACCCTTGATAAGTTCGTCTAGTTCTACTTCGACTTCCTCACCAGATGCTTTGACTTTATATCTCTGCTTTGGCTGTTCCTCGGATTCCTCCTCAGAATACTCAACTTCGTCAGTCTCTTGTTGGTCTTCTGGTTGACCTTCGGCTTGGCTGTTTTCAGCTTCCTCAGAATCACCCATCATGCCTTCAAACGCTGAAGCGGCTTGGTTTACATCTAGGCTTTCACTCCCATTAGG